CATATTCATCACCATCGGCAAGCATCTGCGCTCACCGTTTTGCTTTCAACCGCTCAAAATCGCAGTAGCGTCCGGTCACGGCATCGGCAAGACTGCTGCAATCGCCATGATCTCAGACTGGGCGATGAGCACGTGTGATGACTGCCGGGTGCTCGTGACGGCCAACACGGAGGATCAGCTCGCAACAAAGACTTGGCCTGAGATGATCAAGTGGTTTGGGTTGAGTATCAACCGCAATTGGTGGCAAATCTCGGCGACCAGGATTAGCTCCAAGCAGCCGGGGCATGAGAGTACGTGGCGGGTAGACCGGGAGACGTGGAGCGAGAACAATACTGAGGCGTTCCAGGGCCTCCACAACCGGCGCAAGCGGATTGTGCTGATCTTCGACGAGGGTTCGGCTATCCCCAAGACAGTCTGGGATGTGGCCGAGGGAGCATTGACTGACGAGGACACAGAGATTATCTTCCTCGTCTTTGGCAATCCAACGCAAAACGATACGCCGTTCGCTGGCTGCTTCGGAGCGCAAAAGCACCGATGGGTGACCAGGCACATTGATTCGCGGACTGTTCCCGGCACCAACAAAGAGCAGATTGATCGCTGGATCATGGACTTCGGCGAGGATTCAGACTTTGTACGTGTCAGGGTTCGCGGCGAGTTCCCGCGCGCTGGAGGATTGCAGTTCATCCCTCAAGACTTGATTGCGGCTGCCCGTAAGCGGCAATGCGAGCCGTCGGGCTACAAGATCATGAGCGTCGATGTGGCGCGGTCCGGATTCAATCAGACGGTTGTCGGCTGGCGTCAGGGTCCGGTTGCGCGGATCACGGACAAGTGGCGCGGGCTGCCTATACCGGATCAATCCGGCAAAATCGCGCTGCGGATCATGGAGGAGGAGCCGCGCTGCATCATCATCGACGGGGATGGGATCGGCGGGGCGGTAGCGGATCACTTGCGCATGATGCTCCCCAAGATCAACCAGCCGCGTCGAGAGTGGCCGGATAACGCTCTGTCGCGCTGGTTCGCATCGCATCCGTGGTTTACAGTGCAGGAGTTCCACGGCGGTCAGCCACCGGGCGACAAGTTCATGTATTTCAACAAGCGAGCGGAGGTCTGGGGCAAAGTCAAGAAGTGGCTGGAGACCGGCTCGATTGACGATGACCCAGAACTGGAGCGTGATCTGACCGGGCCGCGCTTCGACACCGATAACCCCAAGAGCGTGATTCAGTTAGAGCGCAAAGAGGATATGCGGGATCGGGGCGTGGACTCACCTGATTGCGGTGATATGCTGGCCATGACTTTCGCGGCTAACCCGATGGCTGAGACGCGGGAGGAAAAGACGCGGCGCGAACAGGCCCAGATCATAGACCCGATGGAGCTGCACTTCGCTAAACTGAGGGAGACGGAACGGCGGAAAGCGGAGCGCGCGCCACGGCAGTATTGGGACGATTGACAGAATGGTGTATGCTATGAGCATGATTCGCAGGTGGCTACGTGCGCTGATCGGCTGGGATGAGGTCGAGGAGCATGACAGCGCCCAAGATGATACGCTGGCCGTTCTTGCAAGCGAGGCTCTTGAGCAAAAGAATCTGATCAAGTCCGCGTTTGATCGCATCGAAGGCCACGAATCGCGCATCTCCCGACTCCAGCGGCAGCGTGATACCGCGCCGCCCCGTATATCTGAACTTGATTGGGAGGCGCAGCAGATCGCGTTCCTCTGCAACCCTGAGAACTTCAAGGAGCAAAACTGATGAAATATATGCAGGTCGAGAGCACCGATTATCCCGGTCTTGAGCGCCACGAGACTAAAGTGGAGACCTGTCCACGCTGCCTGTCGAACTACAATCCGAAGAACCGAGTTCGCGCTCGGCGTCACGAAACCCAGCAATGCAAACCGGGCAAAGTGGCCCGGTCAAAGGAGCAAAACTGATGGCAAACTTCAGCAAGGGATACTTGGGCGGATCGATGGAAGAGAAGCCCAAAGCGCAGCCGATGGGCGGCGAGCACGAGGAACCGGACGGCGATGAAGGCGTCGACGGCAAGATCGAGAGCCACCTAAAAGCGATGCACGCGGCCACCGGGCACGGTCATTCACACATCCAGCACAAGCCGGAAGGCCATATCGCGCATCACATCGACCATGAGGGCAACGTGTCCGGGCCGGAAGAGCATTCCGACTGCCCAGGCGGAATGTGCGGGGGCGTGTAATGGCGCTCGTTACTAATTCATTCGGTGGCGTTGATTTGTTGGCGACGGCGACAGACCTCGACAAGCGGGTAACCGCGCTCGAAGGCGGCGGAACGGCTATCGCTCCCTCTGACAATGCGCTGGCCACCCGCGTCGAAGCGTTAGCGGCGGAATTGACTGCGTTGCGGAATGCTCTTGAGCCGACAGGACTGCCTGTCAAGGAGTAGATTTTATGGCAGGAACCAAAGAAGTTAACCTGGGACGCAAAGGCTCGTTCTCGATCAAAGAGGGGAGCCTTCATCGGATGCTGCACGTTCCCGAAGGCGAGAAGATCGGTGAGGAGCGCATGAAGGCTGCATCGCACTCGTCCAACCCGACATTGCGGCGCAAGGCAATCAGCGGCCTTGGATTATCCGCGATGCACCACGGGGGATAGATGGACATTGAGCGCCAGAAGCCGGTTACGGATCAGTACCGCGACGGATGGGAGCGCATCTTTCGCCCAAAGACGAGATGCACTGTGCGCGAGGCTTTAGAGTCGATAGGTATTCCCGTAGTGATCGACGATTCAATCCCTCCGGGAGAGATTCATCTTCGCCACCCCAACGGGCGCGTTGACAAGATAGTGGGGATAGGCCCCAATGCCTGAACTCCTAGCACCATCCTCAGCCCGCGTCGATACTGTCCAGTCCGAAGGCGACTCCGAAGGCGCGGCCCCCCATCTCACTCCAATCGACTTTGACGCATACGGTTTCGTCCCTGGCGCGAAAGCCTCCTGGCGCTGCTCGCCGAAGCCCTGCTATGGCCCGGACGAACTTGGGAGTCTACGCGGGGCGATCGAGGACTTGGTTAAAGGTACAGAGCGATCCGATTCTGCGGCGCGCATCTGGGAAGTTCTGCAAGCGTGGGAGCAGAGGCTATTCCGGCGTAACAACCAATTCCTGAATGGCGGCGTGAGGGGTTGGAGCCTGGGTGCCGGATCGGCTGGCACATCTCCCGCCGCCCTGCTACAGCACCAAAACGGAAACAAGCTATTCTCCTGCAACGTATTCGGATCACGCTGCAAGAAAATCGTAGCGCTGTTGAGCCGGGAGGTCCCACCTTGCGAGGTAGTGGCCGAGGACGATCAGGATACGGACGACAAAGAGGCCGCGCAAGAGGGAGTTCCCTATCTCAAGGCTTTCCGCGAGCAGGCCAAAGTGCGGCGCCGCATGGCCGAGGTGGCCAACTATCTCTATACCGATGGCACCGCAGTATCGCTCACCTACACCGTGGCAGATCGCAGATACGGTCAAGAGGTTGATGAGGATGGAGACCCTGTTCCGGCGCGGCGCGAAGAAGTCGAGATATATGGAAAGCTGGAGCGCAAGGTTCCGCTCATGGCCGACTCGCTGGAGGATATGGGCTGGATTCGCCTGAGCGAAGAGGCGAACCGGAACGAACTGAGAGGACGTTACCCATGGATCAAGGACAAGATCGCAGGCGGTGCCAGCAAGGACGCGATGGGGCAGTTGGATCGGATAGCCCGTGCGAATGTTCGGCTGATCGTTCAGTCATCGAGCACGGACGGCGAGGCGTATCAGCAGGATACTACCGAGAGCGTCTACTTCTTCCGCCCGTATCAGTACGAGGGCATCGGCGACGAGCAGATGCGGGAGATGATGTACGACGAGTTCCCGTCCGGGCTTGAGGTTTGGATTGCCGGTGGCGAGATTGGTTTGGTTCGCGAAGGTTCGATGGATGAGCATATTGCCATCAGTCACGCGACACCTGGAGACGGCCAGAATAGAGAAAGCATCGGGACGAACTATCTTCCCATGCAAAAGCAGCTAAATTCATGCGTATCTCTGCTTTATCGGTATCACGTGGCAGCAGTGGCGCGGCGCTGGGCCGGTGAGCCGGTCATCGATGTGGAAGCTATCAATAGGCAGTCGAACGACCCGGCCAAAGTGAGTCCGTTCGATCTTCAATGGTGCATCGATCACGCGTTGGACCCATCAAAGATTACGTTTGTGGAGAATGTTCCACAAGCCAACGATGCGCTATTCCAATATATTCAATACCTTATGACCACGATGCCGGAAACGCTTGATGGAGGTTCCCCGGCAGTCTTTGGTATCGAAGCCGACGCGGCCAGTAAAGGAACGTTTGGCGAGGCTCGCCTCGACCGTGACCAGGCATTGCAGGTATTCTCTCTCCCGTGGGGCGATATGGCAACACAGGTTGCCGCATTCTCTCATCAGGCAATCAAATCGGCGGCGGCGAATCGTATCTCCGATTTCTCGGTTGGGCTTCCAGGTGAACGTGTGCGAGTTCAAGTCGGCAAGCTCAAGGGCAACGTGCTGGTGTGGAGCACATCGACAGAGATTCCGCCGACGCTTGCCGAGCAGCAGGCAGAGATCGGACAAATGTTGTCCGCTGTCGGAACAGTTCCGTTCTACGCGCAGATTTTGAGCGATCCGCGCAACCTTGAGATTCTGCGCAAGTTGCCATCGTTTACCGGCATGAAGATTCCCGGACTCGATGATGTAGAGCGCCAGATCGAAGACAATCAAAAGTTGCTCGCGGCGACCCCACTCCCGAATCCACAACTTGAGGAGCTTAAAGAGCAGTTGCAGATGCTCGACCAGCAGGCTCAGATGTCCGCACAGCAGAATCCAGCAATGGCGCAGCAGATCGTTCAGCAGGCGCAACAGCAGGCCGCGCAGTTGCAACAGCAGATTCAGGCTATACCGCCTCTGATTCCGAGTATCCAGCCTGCGCAAGACGCCTCTCAGGACCATCTAATCAGAGCCGCAATTGCGCTGTCCGAGATGAAGTCGGCGCGCGGCAAAGCAGCGCAGAATGGAAGCGATGAGCAGAAGCAAGGTTTCCTGAACTTGGCTCTGAACTGGCAGGCTCATGCAACTATCGCGCAAAAGATGCAGCCACCGCCTCCGGTCGAGATGCGGGCCAGCGTGACGATTGATCCGACGAAGTTGCCGCCAGCGGCTCAGGCTATCGCGTTCGAGCGTCTCGGATTCCAGATGCCACCTGTGGCATTGCAGACGCAGGATCAGGACCACGAGATTACGGAAGAGACAGAGGGCGTTAACCCGGAGACAGGGGTTCCTACAAAACGCAAGGTATCGGTGGTCGGAAAGCCGCTATCATGATGCGATTATTTTGGAAGTGGGTTACAAAAAAACTCGACGATGCACGATGCACGGCCAATTACCACGAGGAAAAAGTAACAACTCCAGACGGTTGTCCGTGGTGCGGAATTAAACGGTAAGGAGACAGACATGGAAGCAGTTCTTGAGCAGGGACTTGAGCAGGTAGAGCAATCTTCTGGAGGCGACGGCGGGCAGCTACAGCAACCCGACCCAAAGCAGGCAGACCGCGAGTATTCTCAGTGGCTCAAAACCTTGAAAGAGGATGGGGATTTCGGCAAGCATTATCGCCGTATCAAAGACGACTTTGGGCGGCTGGAAAGCCTCAAGCGTTTGGAGCCGAAGGGTATCGACGGCGTTCGTGAGCGGTACGCGGCGCTTGATGGCGTGGCCTATGGCGACAAAAAGGGTATTGAAGCCATTTCCACGATGCAATCGACGCTGGCTGAATCTCAGGCTGCGCTAGACGCGATTGCGCAAGGGGATTTGCGCTCACTTAGCGAGGACCAGCGCGCCGGAATCATGCAGTCTGCTCCGCAACTGCTTGATATGCTGGCTGAGAGCGATGCGGCCGGCTATGTGAAGGCCGTGCTGCCGCATTTCGTGGATGCGCTGCGGGGGTCACAGCTTTATTCTGCATACGGGCAGCTTGTCGATGCGCTTTCCCAGGAACCTCCGAAGTGGATGAAGCCGGAGCAAAAGGCAGATTGGACGAATGACCGGCTGCAATCTGTCATCGCGCACGCATCGACGATGGGCCAGTGGTTCAAGGCTCAAGAGGACCGCCTGAAAGAGATCGACACCGGCCGGCAGAAACCGAACGAGGAAGAAGTTGCGCAGCCGAAGGCGGAAACGCAAACCGGCACCGCCAATCCGCAATTCTGGAAGGATAACGTCTACCCTGACACGAATGCTATTGCGGAAAAAACATTCAATGAGGAACTGAAGCCCTGGGCTGAAAGACTATCCAAGGCCGGTTTTCGTCTTTCGGACGCGAAGAAGCAGGCGTTGGTTGGCGAACTCGTTCAGGGCGTGATTTCCGAAGCGAACAAAAATGCAGACTACAAGGTGCAGATGGCCCGCTACAACAGACAGCGGACTCCAGATAAGGCTTCTATCGTCTCTCTCTTCCGGTCCGAGTTCACCAAACACGCTCCGAATGTGATGAAGGCGCTTATCTCACGCGATTACGGCCAGATTATTGATAAGCGGACGGCGCCAAAGCCAAACGGGAACGGGAATGGAAGTAAACCCGCTCCGATTGTTCCGCAGAAGGGCGTCAAGATCGTGACCGTGAAGCCGAGCCGGGCCGACATTGACTTTCCACGCACCCCGGCAGAGTGGCTGTATCAGAACAAGTGGAAGATGAAGGACGGCTCGGTGCAACAGTACCGCCCATAGTGGATACGTTCATATCGGCTTCATCAATCCAAATCAGGAGAAACGCACCATGTATCCACAACCGCAACTGGGAATGGAAACCAGCATCTCCAACTACGGAGCCGTAGCAACTCAGGCTCCTCAACCTTCCGGTATCGCCTCTCGCGTAACCGATCTTCAAAAGGCGGTGTCGGAACTTCAATCACTCACCTATCAGGTCAAGGCCTCGCTCGGAATCGCGAACCAGGATGTAGAGGCGAAAACTCCTGGGCAACCGGCTTCGCTTGCGGAGGTCTTGACCGACGCGCGGTGTCGGATCACGCGATCCAGCGCGGATTTGCAGGATGTAATTTCGCACCTAAACTCATAGCAATTTGACAGGTGTGCTATGATTTTGCATAGGATCAACCGGGCGTCAAAGTGGGACGAATGCCATATTGCAGCCCCGCCCGTGTAGGTGACTGATTAAAGGTGGCTGACAGCCGGGAAAGACCGGCAATAGCAAGGGTCTGTAGCCCGGAATTCCGAGACCGGTCTAAATAGCGGATAGCCTGCCGACCCAAACGAGAGGCACACGCGGGGATACGCTGAGACAGAGCGAATCGCCTAGCTCACGTTTGGATGGATTGTCATGGGACTCGGAACCGAACTTGCAGTACAGAATATCGAACTTGAAACCTTCGTAACGAAGATCGCCGATCTTCAGCAGCACTTCAACAAGCTACAAACCCGGCTCGACCGAGACGGCAACAAAAAGAAGGTCTCCAATCAGACCGCTCGCGGTGGCCAGCAGCGCGCACCTTTCTGGGTGCCCACCCGCGTACAGGGCGGCGCTGGAATCCAGCAATTCGCAGCCGACACGTCTACAACCGTGGCCTCCTGGCCGCGCGGCACCGCATCGCAGTTTGTTTCGTTTGCGGCTTCTCCGGTCCGTCTTATCAACGTGTGCGAAATCTCCAACCTTGCCGTCGAGGCGACTTCCGACAAGGAAACCGGCCTGGTGAAATACGACCGCGAGGAGATGGAAAAGACTTTGCTTTCCTTCGAGAATGGCCGCGAATCCCTTCTGAACTCAGATGGCACAGGAACGATTGATGTGATTCCCTCAACAGCTACAATCTCCAGCGGATCGGGGGGAGGGGGAAATGGTTCGGCCACCTACAGTTACATTTCCGGTTTACCCAACGCTGCAAGATTTGTCGATCAGCAAACAATCCAAGTCATTCAGGCTAATGGAACGCCCCGCGTAGGGACGCCCACAATCAGCTATATCGATCCGGTTGCACTCACATTGTGGTTTTCTACCGTGCTTCCTACAAGCACGCAGGCTACCGACCTTCTTGTTGTATTGGGCGCTGCCGGAACTGCTGGCTCTTCGATCTACGGCAAGAACTACTGGATTAACAACTCGGCCACCGGAACCCGCGCCGGCGTGATCATCTCAAACTATCCGGGCCGCTTCCAGACGCCGATCATCAACTTTGGCGGATCGGGAAGCCTGGTTAACTCGACTGCTCAGCGTGTGGAATCCATTCGCATGAGGGCGCTGGGCGACGAATACGACGCCAACGAGAAATCGTTCTGGTACACCAATCCCGTGCAGGGCGTGGCGCTGGCAGACGAGTTCTACAACGCCGGACATACCCGTCTGGACGAGGGCGGCAACAAGGAAGTGCCGGACGTGGCGCGGCGCAATATGCAGCCGACATGGGCAGGCCGCGAGGTGGTCTACTCCTCGACCGCCGACAACAGCCGCATGGACCTATTCGTGCCGGAGGATTGGTGGAAGGGCGAACTCTTCGAGACTCGGCTTCACAACTGGACGCCGGGCGTAACCGTGGCTCCCGTACCAACAAACGACGGAACCGGGACGACCACGTACTTTGACTCGACCATGTTCGCTTATGAGTGCGGAGAGAACTGGATTTGCGCGAACTCGAAGCGTCAGTTCTCGATCCAAGGGTTGCCCGTACCCGCAAACTCATAGCTAACAAATAGCTAAATCGTGGTATCCTCAAAACAAAGGGGATACCACGATGACTAAACGCTGTACAGTGTGCGGATTTGAGCAAGATTTTGCGGAGTTTGGTTGGCAGAATGAGGAAAAAGGCTACGTCCAGTCTTGGTGCCGCACTTGTAAAAATGCGAAAGCCAAAGCACGCCGAGATGCCAATCTTGAAAAGATGCGGGCTTACCATCGCGAATGGTCTCGCCTCAATCGCAAGAAGGACGTTACGGCAATTCTGCGACACGAGAAGCGGCGCAGATGCAAAAAGTACGGTGTTACCGAACAGTGGCTACATGAACAAACCGAAAAACAAAATTCGGTCTGTGCTTTATGCCTTAAGCCTGAGATTTCAAGAAGTCGGAAGGGCGGGGCTATTCGTTCGCTGGCGATTGATCATAGTCACACCGACGGTACGGCGCGCGGCTTGTTATGCTCGGCGTGCAATCAAGCGGTTGGAAAGATCGAAGGCTCGCCCGGTTGGATCGAGCGCGCCATTGAGTATCTGAAAAAAGAGTGAGACAAGGAGACAACATGCAATTTCAGCGCAAGCCATTTCTCGACCGCGTGATCGTGCAGGTTACGCCGATCAAGGAAATCTTTCAGCAGTCCTCCAGCATCGAAATCCCGCTCGACGATGAGCGCGTGAAATATCGCTCTGACCGTGGCATTGTCAAAGCCGTGGGCGACGGTGTGGCCATGGCGGGCGTCTTTATCGAGATGCCGGTCCAAGTTGGCGACGAGGTATTCTTCGATCCTGATACAGCCTATGCTGGGCGTATCTACCTGCTTCCTAGCGATCAGAATCGTTCCGACCTGCCAGAGTATCTGGAGTTGTATGTCGGCGATCTGCTGGGGCGCTCTCTGCGCTCTTATGAAAAAAACCCAGCAATCTCAAATGCGCTGGCAGCAGAAGAACTTCGCACTGAACTGGAGAAAGAGCAGTGAGACGCGCCCCTGCCTGGTTCAACAGCGCCCTTGAGCGCATCGGCGGCATGAACCGCTTCGGCGAGCCGATCTTCAAGCTCGTCTGGTCAACTGAGCCGCGCATGATCGTTGGCGGCAGGTTCTCAGACGGCTTTGTGGGCTACCGCAAGCGTCCGGCAGTACCTGGGCCTCCTTGCTGGGCACTGATGATCTGGGAGTCTCCAGAATCGCATGGTGACCCACTCGAATGGGAGTACCAATACCGTCAACTTGACACAGGTTTGCTCGACGTGGGCAGTTTTCCGCAGCGGGGTCGGTATCGGCTTCTCAAGCCATTTATGTATCAGGAAACGGTCAAAGAAGAACAGATTGAATACTTCTTCAACCACAAGACAAAGGTGATGGTGCCGGTGCGGGTTCTGAAAGCCAAGTATATCACGCACAGGATGGAACCATGCGGACTGATTCTCGATCTTTTAGTCCCGATGCTGAAAGCGTGGCGCTCACTTACAATCTCCGAAAAACTTGAGGCGGTTGCGCAGCGCAAAGAGCGGGAAGAAAAAGAGGAGGCGAGAGTCCGCAAGGATTTGATGCACGATTGCCGAGTCAAGCGTAGTTGGCAGCTCGTACAGAAGCGGGCTGAAATCATCGAAAAACAAATGGAACAGGCTATGAGAATAGCGTCTCAGTATGGGCGCGGCATGGCCTCTATCGCGTAAAGGAGACAGCATGGCAAAGGATAAGACGATTTTCGAGAAAGGCCCATCGGCGGGCGAGATGCGGGCCAAGAACTCAGAGGAGTTTGGGACAAACTTTGGCGGACCAGTGCGTTATCACATCGACGGGAAGATTTTCATCTTCTCCTGCGCGCGCCGCACGAAGATGGTCAACCAGACGCTTTTCCCTTCAACCGAGCTCCTCGGATGTTTGAACGGCGAGAGGTACGTGCTGGCAACGACCGTTCCCGACCCGGTTCCGCAGGCTTCTCCGGACCTGGAGCGTGGGGGCAAGCGAATCGATTATGAGGATGGTTGGCGGGCCGCGATTGGACTTCTCCATCCCGAACATCCGCTCGGCGGCAATGGCGACTGGTTTACAGGGGCAGACCAGGCCACTATGTCGGAAGGTGTGAATCTTCTCGCGCAAGGACTTTGGCCGAGCCGGACGAATCCGCCGACCGAGCAGGATATTCGCCGAGCCGAGTCGCTGAGGGATAAGCGGTATCGCCGGCTGACCGATCTGGCCTTCCGAGCCGCAGCGCGCGGATCGAAGTATCTGGCCGACTTTCTGCGAGAGCATGAAGATGTGGCCGACGCGATGGACGCGCTCGGTCTAACGGCAGACTGGCATCGTGGCAACCGCAAGGTGCTGGCCACCTGCCCGAACTGCGGTGACTCGGTTGCGCAAGGTCTGGCTTTCCACAAGTCGAGCGTGACGGACAAGCTGTGTGTGATTGATGCACTTCGTGCGTATCAGGCAAAGGCTATCACGAAGGAAGAGATGGAAGAACTTTTGACCGCTCCGGTGGTCTAACGGTCTTCATTCGGGGTGGGAGCCGTGCTCTCAGGACTGTCTCCCTTGGCTGTCGCCGCCGCCCATCCCGAATGGAGTTGAAAGGGTGCGATGAGTCAGGCGATTATTGGCGGCAACCAGCGCTATCCTTCGTTGCAGGGAATCTGCGACCTCTTTCGCGCTCAAATCAACGATACCTTCTCAAACAGCATGGGAAGCGGCACTGGACAGGGCGGCGGCGGCGGTCTGGTGATGAACGATACCAATCCAGACATTTTGGTATTGCTCAATGCTGCCTGCCTGGATACCTTTGCTGAACTTCGTAATGTCGGATCGCCAGAGTTGATTCTCGACAACTGGATTGTGAGCGGCCTTCCGGCTCTAACGCAGCCTGATGCTTCCGTACAGGTGGCGCTTGGATATGCCGGATACTTTGACGGGTATCAGTGGCACCCGCAATGGACACTGCCTATCGGCCTCTCGCGGATACTAGCAGTTAATCAGCGCGTGACGAATAGCGGGTTTGCGTTTGGAGAATGTCATCACTACCCGGCCGGAATCCCAGGAGCGTTGCAAGGCTTACTCATGAGCGGCTGGGAGATGCGTCAAGGGGCGCTATGGCTTTCAGGTTGCTTGTCAGAGATTGACTTGCGCATCCGCTGTAGAATCACGTTTCCGCCATTCCTGAGCACAGCCGCCAGCGTCATTGACTTCTCGACGGCCTACGTTCCGATCCTCGACAGTCTGAACGCTATCGCGGACAAGATGCTAGTGCGGTATGCGCGGCGGTTCGCACCGGAATTGTTGCCAGTGGCGAAGGATGCTGAGCAGGAATCGATGGGAAAATTGAGGCTTGAATCCGTGCGCGAACGGCAAAGCGCGGAAAATGAGCGCGGGGAATTTGGAGCGGCTGCCACTACCGATTTTCTGATCCCCTGGGCATGGTTTTAACTGGCGCGAGGAGCGTCCACAACCCGTAATTTGTTGCGCTGAGGAGGCGCACTCAACATGGCAAACCAGGCACAATTCATACTTCAGGTCAGCGACTTCACGCTCGCCGGTATCGACAAAACTAACCGTACACTGCGCGTTAAGGGCAACGCAATTCCCATCATCGCCCCCGGCAGCATCAACACTGGAACGGTCGTAGCAGGCGGTTCTGGATGGGTCGTGGGTGATCTGCTCACCGTCGCCAACGCGCCTGGAGCCATCCTCAATGTTGCAACGGTGTCGTCGGGGGCTATCGCCACCGTTACGGTAGTCAACCCAGGCTCCGGCGGGACAGCGACAACCGCAGCGGTTGCTACGGCCATCGCGCCCTCGGCGGGCATCAGCGCCACGATCACCACGACCGTCAACACTGGTGCGGGTGGTCTACTCATCATCACCGGGTTTTCTATCACTTCCAGCGTGGTCACGTTCAATGTCGTAAACTCGTTGACTACGGGCGGGGGGCAGGCGGTTGTGGTGCAGGGATTCACCGGTGCATATACGTACCTGAACGGCCTTTACACCACTGCGTCCGCGACGGCAAGCACGGTAACGGCCTCGATCACCGCGCCAAACGTTGGCCAGACCAACCTCTATGCCACGATGACTGTCCAGCCTACCTACGTGACGGGCGGTGTGATTATCCGTCCCGGCTTTGTGAATCAGTTGGGCCTTCCTCGTCCCATTGCTGGAATCGGGCCTCTGGCTGGGCCTAATTTACTGGATTTGTATACGCTCAGCGGATCGCTTCTTTCCTACAGCACCAATATCGTGCAAACGAATATCGGGTTGCAGGTGAGGGCGTTTACGATGGGAACGCCGGGCGAAGTGGCGGCAGGAGCTATGCCTGCCGATGTAATTGGTTTCCATGCCGAGTATCCGTTTGGAGCGTTCTAATGCACGGTGTCAGTCCAGGTGAAGCAACAGTTCCGGTAACCTCTCTGGGCGGTTTGGTAACTCTTGCCGTACCAGAGAGTTTGCCGGAAGGCGCATCACCACGCACCTACAACACGGATTACAATGTCGGGCAATCAAAAACCCGCGACGGTCTGACACGTGTTTACAATCCATCAACCGCTGCGGCAGGGCCAAACAACGGAGCGGTTGCAAATAGCTCTACTTGGAACAATGTCGGTGCTTTGCTGTCTTCCGCGACAGGGTACGCTTCTTTTAGGCCTGCCTCATCTGCAAACAGTATCGATGCAACGGAATATAGCTTTAATCTCTCAGTGTCCGACACGATATCCGGTATCCAGGTGCTAGCAGAAGCATATTCGACACACCCGGCGACTCTTCAAGCGCAATTGATTTCTGATGGCGTTGTGTTGGCCACTAAAACGAGTCCTATTTCTTTGTTGCCTGCAACCATAACTTTTGGAGATTTAACCGATCTTTGGAATGTATTTTTGAGCGTTCCGGCAATCAACGCTGTCACGTTTGGAGTGCGCTTTACACTTCTAGCAAGTGAAGGGTACACGGGGGCAGCAGGGTTCGCTAAAAATGTTCAGGTGACGATCGGCGTAAATACGGGTTTGCAGACGATGCAGCCACTTGAAACGTTTACGAATCAAGACGGCTTGCGCTACAACCGTGTCATGGATCAGGGAGGAAATCTTTGGGTTGAGTCGCTCGACACGGCTCCAAACGCCATTACGCTTTCTCGCAGCGGCATCGCGCCGGGGTCGATGGCGGTTGCGATTGAAGGAGAAGGCGTCGAGTACATGGCATTCGTGAATCCGCTGATTCCCGGCGGCTCGGACATGCCGCTTCAATGGACGCCGACTTATGCGGACAGAATTACGCAGGTGGGGCCGGGCGCGGCTCCCTCTTTTACTCCCGTGCAGGCGTCCAGCAATACGTTTGCGATTGCGAGGATCACGCAGAATCCGGCCAACTCAGATATTACCGATCCTGGGCACCTGAGCGTTTTGCAGCAATCGTCCGGGCCTGACTCCACGGCTCCCGGCGTCGTGCTGACGGTGTTTTACTCGCCTTCGTTCTATAGCGGAGCACCACAGCCCGAAGCGCAGGATTTAGTTCTGGTCAATGCCTTCAATTCAGGGCAGGCGGTCTACGCATATATCAGCGGCGCGCCATTCGGGAACGGGACGTTTCTTGTCACTGGGGTTGGAAACATCCTGCCTCCGGGAGTCGACCACTTCCGCTACTACTTTACCGTCAACCTGCCCATGTCGAACTACCAGCAGGCCATCGAAGCCGCCGGGCAGTATCAGCTTTCCGTCGCAACCATGACGATGCAGGTTCCCGTTCCCGGCCTGGCGGTGGGGAATCAGGTTACCATCTCTGGGGCGACTCCGAGCGCATGGGATTCCACCTGGACTATCTCTCAGGCGCTCAACTCCGGCGTTCTCGAAATCACATCTGCGTCCGTAACCGGAGGGGTCGCTACCTACAGCTTTACCGTCGTGAGCGGAGCGCCGCCGGTCGCCGGGCAACGGGTGACGATTACCAATGTCATCAACGACAACAATCTCCTTAACGGTACCAACCTGACTATCGCTTCGTCGTCCGCTTATGGCGGGACGGTGAGCACTTCGGGAACTGCGGTAACGTGGCTGAGCGGTAATCAATTCTCGACGTTGGTTTCGGGCGAAACTATCGAAATCGGCGGCGTCGATTATGTGATCTTCACCGTCAACTCGGCGACCAGCATCACGCTGACCACCAGCGCGGGAACGCAGACGGGCGTCCTCTACTTCTCCGGTACTCTGTTGAGCGGAACTTTCACGATTGCCACTTCAGCACCAAACACGACAGGGACGCCGCCGCCGGAAGAGGGCACGGCTACAACTGCCGGAACGATCTTCGCGTTCGATCCCGGCATCACCACGGTGGGGACTCTGACCAGCCCGATTTACGGCAACACGACGGTGGGTGGGAAGCTTACTTACGTTGCCGCAAATTCACAACTGATCGGCTCAGGGACGAAGCAGGGCAGCGTCTTTTTTATTCTCAGAGACGGCTCCTACACCGCGCCCGCCCCGCCGGTTACTTTTGCGGTCCCGGAAAACACAACTGGAATCGCGGTAACCGGACTGCCAATAGGTCCGCCAAACGTGCGAGGGCGGGGAATCATTCTGACGGAATCTGGACAGGACGGAGTGCCGGGAGCGAACTTCTTCACGCTGCCAAACCCCGTCGAGTATTTTAACGAAAATGTCAGTTACACCGCGACGGCATTTTTCGTCAACGATAACACGAGCACATCTACCACGCTGAGTTTCCCCGAAGATGTCCTCACCGCTGGCCTGGCGGTCGATGTGTACGGCTACAACCTTTTCAACCTGATCGAGATTGGCGATCCGACTTACGTTTCAGCCTACGATTCCCGCAACTGCTACGGCCAGCCCCTCAACAAGATTCAAAACCTCGTCAACATGAGCTTTGACGGCGGATACCTGCAAGCGACCGCGCCGGTCCCGCTCGGCTGGTCTCAGCCCGATATTTACGGGCGATTGAATGTAAGCCCGATTTTCGGGAATTCTTACTATATCTCGAATACCAGCGGAGGCCCTCTGGCTCAAGCCGGACTGATTCAGCAGACTGCGTATCTCGATGCGTACCTGGAGCCGATTTTCGAGCCAAACACGGGATACTCCGTGCGCGTGACGGCTCGGTGCCCTTCAGGAATTACGACTGAGGGAGGATCGCTGGTTTATGCTCTGATGTCCGGGACGAAGGTGCTCGGCAGTTATTCCCTGCCGCTCTCGGACCTGACCACATCTTTTGCCAGATTCAGCGGCGTTCTGCTCCCGGACCCCGCCCTCACTTCGATCCCATCGAATGCGGTAATCCAAATCTATGCGGCGAACCTGCCTAACGGGGCCGACGTCGAGATTGACCGTGGCGACCTCTTCGATACAGATATTCCAGTGCTGCTCACCACTGAGTATTGGTCCTACGCGGGCTTGCCGACGATGGTAGACGGAGTGAGCGGCAACGTTCTTTATACCAGTGAAAACCAACATCCAGTGCAGGCGGCAACCGTCCTTTACGACACGCATTATGTCGCAAAGGGTTGGGGCGGAAAATCGCCAGGAAGTAGCCTTTACTCGCTCCAGGCGTCGCCGTCGCTTGAGCCTGCCGATTGGGATGAGCCGGAGGTGTCGCAGCGATCTGGAGGGGCGCTAGGGCCGTTTGCGTGGGCCGGTGGAGAGCAGTGGTTTGTTGCCGCATCGCGCGCCGGACTCTATCTCTTTACTGGAGGTCAACCGGGAAAGATCACGCAAGAAGTACAGCAGGTGTGGGATGCGATCAACTGGAATGCCGCGAGTTCGATCTGGGTAGATGTCAACCTGAAGGCACGGCGGCTCATGGTCGGTATCCCGTTGCCGACACCGAATTTCTGGTTGCCGAATGCGCCAACCAATGCCGCGCCGACTTCACCCAATGTGGTTCTGATGCTCAATTTCCAAGGAATTGATTCTGGCGAAGAACTGAAGGCCATGCCTCAGATGCACACAACCATGTTCGGGACGCTTGCGGCCATTGATATGCGGCGCAAGTGGTCTCTGTGGTACGGTGGAGTCCAATCGCCCTACGCTACGACCGTGCAGGGCGTGAATGGCGAACAAACGCGCTTTGGCAACGGACAGGGAAATTCTCTGGTTTACTTCCTTGACCCGACACAGAATGCAACTGACGACGGGACACCTCTTGACTCGCTCTATACTGGATCGGATTTACCGAATCTTGCCAAGCGTGCAGAAATGCCGCAATTGGGTCAGGATCGAGTCTGCTGGAGCTATATCTCGCAAGGATTGACTTCAGGTGGCAGTGTGAATCTTCGGTTGCTAGGGGAATATCTCTACTTCCCTGAGCCTGCCGGATATAACACGCTGTCTGTGCCGGGTGGATTCGCGCCGGGGTTGCAACCTCTCCGAAACGCTTATGCTTCACTGAATTTCATCGCTACACGCACATTTTTTGAGTGGCGACAGAACGACGGCAATCCAGGCTGGACACTCTCGAATATCATGCTGCGCGCGCGGAAAGCTCCGTGGAGCGCCGTACTGGGGATAAAATGACGATACCCGGCAACGCATTGCTCCAAGAGTTCGAGAATCAGGGCGGCGCGGCCACGAAGCTCGGCGTGTTTTTGAGGCGCTATGTGCTGCCCACTATTCAGAACGTTGCTCAGGGGGCTGCGGTAGGCACGTCGAAGTCCGTCAAGCCACCCGCGCCCCCACAATCGCTTACGGTGACTCCGGTAGGCCCAGAGCACGTGAAACTGGATATTACCCATACCGCGCCGATCATTCGGGGGGCGCGATATTTCACAGAAATCTCCGCGAACGATTCCACCTTCAACGGTGCAATGATTCACGATCATGGAGCTTCCAGATCGTCCGCGCCTGTATTTTTGCCTACGAACGGAAGCGATTCAACTCCGCACACATACTACGCGGCCTCCTACGTGCAATATCCGGGCGGACCACCTTCAAAGCCTACGTCGACAGTAAAATTCACGATGAGCGGGACAACGAACGCCGATATTCCCAAGGGAACGGGGTCCGGCACGGCAACCAATGGCGGCCAAGCGTTTCAAGGGCTTGGCAAGGCAGCAATCAGGAATTGATTTTACAGGGAATACGGTATAATCTTTCCAAGAACGGGTGAGCGGCGCTTTTTAGCCCTGCCGAGACACCGCACCGCAGCGGCCCATAGCGGACGAGGTGCCAAGTGGGCTTGTTCACGAATCCAGGAGTTGGCCAAGCAAACGCAGCCTACGGCCAGGCGTTCAATACCGCCGGTATGCTCGGCGGCGAAGCGCAGGGCATCAACGCTAACCTGACACCTTTCCTCACACAAGAAATGCTTCACCCCCAAGGCTATGGCCAGCAGGGAATTTCTGCTATGAACGCAGCGGCTTCCGGGGGAGCAGGCGGGGCATTGTCGGCCTTTGAGGGCGGCGCAGCCCAACGTGCTGGTGCCATGCACAACGCCGGAGCGTTCGGTGCGTCTATGGACGACGCCAGCCGTAACGCCATGAAAGCCCGCGCAGGGGCAAGCGAGAACATCGCAGCCAACAATGCCAACCTTCAACAGGAACAAACACAGCAGGGCGCGTCCGGCCTCGGCGGGATGTACAAGACCGATACGAGCGGGATGCTGGATGCGATGGGGCAGGAGAAGGGCGACATTGAGGCTGGAGTTCAAGCGGGGCAAGCAGGACCGGCTTGGATGGGCACGCTCGGCAAGGGACTTGGCATCGCGGGATCGGCAGCCGGTCTCGCCGGAGGTTTTGGTATTCCCGGCTTCGGAGGTTTTGCAAAATAATGGCCGTCGTGAATCCATTCCGGCAGATCAACGCGAGCCTGCCACCGCTTGCGCCCGCACCGCCGCCGGCGCTTGGCTTCGATCCTGACGATATGGGTGCTGGAACAGTGCCCCAGTTGCCACAGGGAAAGCGTCCGCAAGTATTCGGACCGACCGCGCAGGATCGGCAGGAAACGATGCTTGGGGGGCGTTTAGAGGGAGATTACCAGAAGGATTTGCACCCCTGGGGAACGCCAGAGAATCATCCCGGCGTTTGGGGAAAGATCGGTCACGCGTTAAGCGTGGCAACAGGAGGCCCAAACCGTCGCTTAATGGAGGAATCAGGACTCGAAGGACGGCTGAACAAACTAGCTGGACTACAATCGCAACTCGGCGAGCAGGGAGCGCAGACTTCGCATCTGAAAGAAGAGACTGCCGAAATGCCGGGAAAGGCGGAGAGCGAAGAGGGGTTACAGGGTGCGGAGACGCGCCACGCGAACGATGAGGCGGCGAATCTGGAGAATCCCAATGCGGTGATGGTAGAAACCGATCAAGGCATCTTCATGCGCAACCCTAAGACCAACGAACTGACGCCGCTTACCTATCAGGGAAATCCCCTAAATCCATTCAACAAAGTTCCTCCGAAGGGCATGGAGAAAGGTTCTATTGTCGGACCGAACGGCAAACCAATAGAAGCGAATTACCATTCAGATACAGGCAAATGGACAGACACGAGCGGAAAAGAGATTGTGAACCCTGTACCCTACGAGAGGCCGAACCAAGCGGGCATGGTCACACTGATTGCGCCGGACCCAAACAATCCGGGTGGCGGTGTGGTAGAGCGCGTTGGCGCGGGCGCTCACATTGTTCCCGGCTCGCAGACAACGGCTGGATTCAGCAGCATGAATACACCCACTACGACCGTTAGAACCGCTGCGGCGCGCGCAAAGATTGTCAATGAGTCGATCCCCGGCGTTCTGGCGGATATTGAGAAGAACAAGACGCAGATGGGTCCGTTGATGGGCCGCTGGAACGACTTCATGCAGGGGAAAGTCGGTATGGATAACCCAGACTTTGCGGCGTTGCGCATGGATTTTACTTTGATAGCAACGGCGGTCGCTCTAGCTCATGCACAGGGACGCCTGCCTGAGAATTTGCGCGAGGAATTCGACCGCGCCATCAATGCGCCACAGCAGACACCTGAGAACCTCATAGCGGCGATTAAAGCAGTTCAGCCGTGGATGGCGAGAATGGAGCAGGCTGGCGAGCGACCGGGAGCGACACAGGAAAACGGACCATCAGGCGCATCAAAAGGTGGCATGATCCGCGCACTAGACCCGAATGGCGTATTACATGAGGCCCCCGCAGGTACGCCGCTACCGGCAGGATGGAAGGCTCAGTAATGGCAGGCTGGACTGTAGTTCCGAATGGCAACACGTCGGCATGGAAGCCGGTAGCTAAAACCACCGCGCCTGTCGATCAGCCGGGATTCCTTGAAAACCTTGGCCACTCGTTCGGAATCGGGAAGAAGGATGTTGAGGACGCGCAGAAGGAAAGGGATACGCATCCGATTCGGTCGCTGGCAGAAGCCGCGCTGGGTCCAGCCTACCAAACTGGAAAGGGACTCTATGGCCAGTTCATGCAGTCCACCGATGAAGCAGGAAAGGCGATTGATGCGCTTCGCGGGAGCAACCCGGATGAGGCTGGAGTTCATGCTGTTCGGGCTGTGCCAATTGTAGGCCCTGCGCTCGACAGAATGGCAGAGGAAGCGCCTCCAGATCGACCGGGCCAGTCATACATGAGCCGCGTTTGGGCCGATGCGACTCCGGGCAACGTAAGCACGGCGTTGGGCACCGCAGCGCAGGTCGCGCCTATGGTCCTTGGCGGCTTGGACACCGCCGCGCCAGAACGTCCACTTGTCGGGCAGCTTCCGAGCGCATCGCGGGCTGGAAAGGTGTTTGCGGATATTGAGCAGAAGGCCAAAGATTTACCAGTCTATACAGATAAGACCAGCCCGGCGGTCGAGCGATTTAGAAACTTTGTGAATACTGGCGGAAGAAACTCGCGCGTGATGACAAAACTGTCTAAGCGTATCGACAATCTTCCCCCGCGCCCCAGCCCGGAGCCTATCCCGATAGATAACCCTTCCCGTATGTTAGGGGCTGGCACGGAAGATATTCCATTGGAACCATCGCCCGCGCCACGCAACCCAAAGATGCGCCCGATGGCCTTTGATGCCAAAGTGAATCCAGAGGAACCTTGGGAGCCGCGCTCAGGTAACGGCTTTGCTCCTATCTCCGAATATCCCGGCATCAATCCTCATTATCTGAGTGGTTCGGAGCATCCTGAGTTGAGTGGACGTGTCACGCCGTTGCAGAATCCCGAGCAAGTCACGACACGGATGGGAGTTTTACGTCGTCCAAAGGTTTTCGATGCCTCCCCTCAAGCTGAAGTCGGGCCGCAACCCGATTATGCCTCCCCGCTTAAGTTCCCGGAAGCTCGGAAGTTTTATAGCAATTTGACGGAGGCAAGTAGGCGTCCCGGATTTCTTCGGAGGGCTATTGAATCGCCCAGTGCTCCAAAACAGCGTTATCAACTCGGAGGCGTCCGTGATGCAATGAATTCAGATTTGACGAACGCTTTGCCGTCTGATTTGAGCGATCAATACACAAACGCGCTGCGGGAATACGCCCGCGCCAAAACGTTGGGCAAAATCACCAAAGGTGCCGCTCTATTGGGCGCTGGTGAACTTGCGCGGCGTACTGGATTGATCGGGAAGATTGTTCATCAAGGTACACTAGGCCAATAGGAGGCACCATGCTTTACAACAGCCCATTCGTACCGCCGCAGTTGCTCCAAAAGGGAGTCCCTGCCTATCTGTTCGGCGGCCTCAACATGCTGCGCGGCAACGCCAAGGGCACCGTGTCACAAACGGCGCTGGCCTCGAATGTCGCCACGATCAGCGTACAACTCCAGCAGGGCGCTACGCCGGTTGTGGGCGACTACATCACAGTCTGGGGAACGGCCTTGCAGTCGGGTCTGTTCAACGTGACGCGCTCGCTGATTACGGCCGTGTCGATCACTCCAGCAACAGGTGCGGGCACGATCAGGTACGCGCTGGTCGGCACGAACCAATCGGCAACTGCTGACGCTGGGTGCTGGCAGATGGAGATTGGCGAAACCGCAGAATCGATAACAAACAACTCGTTTTCTGTTCCGGTTTGCGTACAGGCTCCGCAGGAGGACAGTCAATTTACCCTTCCGCTATCCGTTACCTTTCCAACGCTTCCGACAGCGGTCACAGTGTCGATTCAGGGAGCAATCAGGGATATTGCTTCGGAATACACCACAATCGGAATCGTGGCAACGGTTGTCACTGGCGGTCAAACAGTTGGTCCATTCGGTCAACTCAGTTTGCAGCGCGGATACTTCTATCGCTTTGCTGTGACAGGATTAACAGGAACCGGCACCATCTGTGCCAAGATTGGATAAGATCATGAAAAAGTTGATTGCGATTTTGTTGTTTTCCGTTCCCTCACTCGCTCAACAGTCGCCCATTATCGGTTCGGGGAATGTCACTGTTTATGGCGGCGTGGTGAGTGTTTCAAGCGCTCCGTCTGGATCATGCTCGCAGGGCGCAGCAAACCAGCAGGTGACGACTACCGGGGTCCAGTACTCATGCCAGAACATCGTCTCCGGCACGGGAACGTGGGGTACGTTTACCGCCTCTTCGGGGGGCAGCATGGCGGTGCTGAATCTCACAGGGACACCACCTTCAACCGCGACAACGGTCGGCCTCATAAACCTAGGAACGCAAAACTATTCTGACTATGGAATGATCGAATCGTTTCAGTACAGCGTGAACGGGTACATCTACAACCTGATCGAGAACACGAGCACTGGAGCATCTGCAAGCGCCTGTTATGTCGTGGGAAACTCTGCTACTATCCAGGCCGCGAACTATGGAGAATTGTGTTTGAATGGAACCGGATACGCAGGATCGGGAGAATACAAAGCAGCTTCCGCAACGCTTCTAGACTCCAACGGCGGGGATGTTGGAATCGGGACTGTCTCAGCAAACGATATTCACTTCTTCGTGAACGCTGGGGCGACTGATACGGCGCGCGTGAACGGCACAAGCGGAACTTGGATGTTTAATAATCCGGCGTATCTGGCGAATGGCGCACAACTGCTCGGCACAACTGCAACATCGATCACTGGGACCACGTTTACGACAACCGGCATTGTGTTCCCTGTCACAGGTGTTTCCTATGCTACCACGTATCGCGGAAGATGCCATGTTGTCTGGCAGCAATCGACGGCAGTTTCGACTGTTCGATTCGGGATTGGAACTTCGGTCGCGCCAACGCACATGAGCTTGAGCGCGGTATCATTCCCTGGGACCACGGCGGTTCCCTATGGTACAGACGTAACGGACATTACGACGGCTACCACCACAGCAGCTACGGCGGCGATCACTCCAGGTGCTACGGCTACGAACTACATCACAGACATTGACGTGACCGCGAGTTTCACTGCGGTTGCGAATACGGTAACGCTCTATGGCTTGACAGGCAGCGCATCGGATGCGTTATTGATTGAGCCTGGAACTACTTGCAGTTGGTTGTGAGGAAACAAAAATGTCTCTTGCCCGCGATGATCGTTACGTCACAGATGCCCAAGGGAGAGCTTTGGCTGGAGCGCTGGTATATTGGTGTCTTCAGCCCGCGACAGTAGAAAGTACGCCTCCGCCAAGCCCCCTAGCCGGCATTTTCACCGATCTGACCGGCGACACGCCGCTGGCTCAACCTGTGGTCACCGATGGATTCGGTCACGCTTACGTCTATATGAATCCAGGCGTACTGTACACCATTGCGATCTATCATCCTCTGTATGGCGTAAATCCCATCGTTCTTCCCGATCAGGCCATTGGAGAGGCGGGCACGCAGACATACGTGACAGCCGGGGAGGGGATAACCTTGACCGGAACTGGAACGCAGTCAAACCCTTACGTTATATCGACCTACTCTCCATTGATTATCTCTTCATTTACAGGGGGACAATCTATAGAGTTAGGACAAACAGTTACGAACCCCGCTTTCTCGGCAACGTACGATGAAACCCCGATTTATGCCACTATCACGAATACGGAGGGCACTGGCTCTCCGCTGAATCTTGTTTCACCATTCACTTCCGGAACTGTTATAGGAAGCTTCTCTCACACATCTCTACATACGACTACTTTTACCCTGGCGGCAAGCGATGGAACTTCTGTTCCGACTGCAACCCAGGCGCTTACCTGGAATCCGCGCATCTTCTCCGGGCCTGGAGCAGCCGAGGCCACCTCTTCGGTCACTGCCAGCGGCACGACGGCTGTTCTTTCAACCACCGATGTCCTGCCGAGCGCCGGACTGGGCGCTGAGACTGTAGGCCAAAGTTTCGGACCGTTCACCGTATCAGCGCGAGTGATCTATCTGCTATTGACAGGCGGGTCGCATACATTCGTTGACGCCCTTACGGGTTTTCCCTTTGCTTTCAACTCTGCTATTCCAGTATCGTTTGTGAATCAGTATGGGGTTTTGGTAACCCTATACCTTTACCAGAGCGCAAATGTTCTGTCCGGAACGTTCCAGCCAAAGGTGGTGAGTTAGTATGCGCACGCTATACAGAATCATTTTTGTTTTGTTGATTTCAGCGAAGATTGCAGCGCAGATTCCCGCGCCTCAGATCAACTTGACGGGGAATTTAGGATGCGAGGGATTTCCGTGTCTGAACAACGGGACGCTGATCCTGTCGTCGGATGCGGACCATACGATGACAGCTAAAGAAACGAGCGCGATGTACATCAAGGTGACAAGCTCGGTTTCCCTGACGGCAACGCGGAACATCATCGCGCCTTCGGGAAACTTTCCCTTCACTATCGAGAACGCGACGACAGGCGGACAGAGCATCCAGATCATCGGGCCTACGGGGAATGGTGTAATTATTCCGAACGGATCAACGGTGGCTGTGTGGTATGACGGCTCAAACTTCGTTGAAACCTCTCCGCCCGCATTAGGCTCCACACTGCCAGTAATTCCGAGCGCTTGCGACAATTTCACGCTCTGGAGCGCCAATGTGAAATTTCTGACGCCGCAGATGTGCGGGGCGGTGGCGGACGGCACCACGGATGATACCGAAGCATTTCAGCTTGCGGCGACAACAGCTATTACCAATGGCTTCGCGCTGTATCTTCCTGGCGACTCCAATTATCGAGTAACTAAGTCGATAGATGCAACGTGCCAAGTTGGGCAAACGCGCGTAATTTACGGCGATGGACAAAACGCCGGGTCCGGCAATGGCGTGAGCATCATCACTCATGCGCTTACGGAGGCTTATCCTGTGCTCGATATTGGCGGATGCTGGGGCGCAGTATTGCGCGACTTTAGCATGATACCGCCAAGTTATAACCCCGCCAATTCACAGGCTACCGCCGGAATCCTGCTGTCGAACGGCAACAATGGATATGGCTCTCTGGGCGGCCAATTGTCCAAGATCGAAAATGTCAATATCTGCGCGGGCCAAACGGCCACTTCCAGCGATTTAGTGTTGCTCAATGTCGATTTGACTTTGGTATCCAACAGCAATCTTGGATGCGTTGGAGATGGAGGGGGACTCGTCGCCGGCCAGGGCCTAGGCAAAGCTACCAGCGTCGCATCTAAGTTCTACACATTGGCGGGCGGCACCAATCCTACGGTCCTGTCGTTCACGAACAACAGTATCGCGGGAGATAAAGCGCCTCCGATGCAGCTTACCGGAAGCGGCGAGTATATTCTGAATGGCGGCTACGCCAGATTGGTAGGCGGCGGCACCGGCGCGAATGTGATCGAAATGAGCATTACCGGGGCGGGCGGCGGGAGCTTGGAGAATGCTCTCTTCGGAGCGGGACTGCGCACAGAGAATCAATCGAGCCGAGCCGGATCGGTTGCATTGATGTTTGATGAAGGAACGTGGGGATCGAATATCAGTTTGTCGCTCAACGATGTCTCGGCGGGCGCAGTTGCATTCAAAGGAGCTTCAAGTTTGGTAGGCATAGATTCCTCTCACTTTACCTTTGCCGGTCAAGTTACAACGGTATTTAATTTTCCCGGCAATCTGTACGGAGTTAGCTTCGATCTCGGTCAAGGCAATTCTACCTTCGGCTCTATCGGAACTTTTTCAGGCGGGGATATTTATGATGCCGGAAGCACAACGGCAACCATCGAAGCGGGAATAACCTATCTAGGACCCGCGAGGATCATCGGCACCAATGGGAATACCGTGTACAATAACCTCACTGCCAGTAATCCGATTTTAAGTGGAACGATTACCAACTCCACATGGTCTGGTGGTTCGGGCGGCGTTTTGACTACAAACACTTCCGGCCAGTTTGGGTATAGTCAATACCTGCCGGTTGCGCTAGGTGGCACGGGCACAGCTACGCCAAGTTTGGTGTCGGGGACGAACGTAACAATCTCCGGCTCATGGCCGAATCAAACTGTTTCCTCTACCAGCGGGCCGAATGTCCAGGTTGGGCAGGTGACCAGTTCCTCCGGCACAGTCACTACGGCGCATACTTTCTCAACTGCATTCCCGGCCACGCCTAACTGCGTTGCATCACCCTTGAGCAATGCAGGGGCTTGGTATTTCTCGACCGTGCCGACAACCTCATCCACGGGTATTATCACTTACGCGACGAGCGGCGCTCAGACGTTCAATGTGCAGTGCACCGGGCCGGGAGGCGTGTGGTAATCAACGAGAGGTTTGCAAGCGGAGCATGAACGCGGAATCGGCAGTAATGGCCGGGGCGCACAGCAGGTAGGCCGGGGGAGGGTAAGCATGGGCAGTACCGGAGATGAGGTCATACGAGGGGGAGGCATGGGCTGGATGTGCCCGGATATTCAGCATCCGGGCATTACCGGCTGTCCCGTGCCGGAATTGAAAAAGCATGTTGCGGCGATTGACGCTTCCCTGAACAGCACGGACGTAAACAATCCCGGACTGGCAGTTCGTTTCGGACTTTTCGTAATGCAATGGAAAGAGAGCGAGAAAGAACGCAAAATCCAAACCAGCCGATTTCGCTTTTGGGTGATGGCGGGGATAGGCTTGCTGGCTGCGCTCGCAACCATCTACGACGGACTCAAGGCGAACGAGCAGATTCAGCACCATCAGCTTCAATGGCCTAAGTTCGGTACTTCAACTGCTCCGGCGCTCGCCGGAAATAACCAGCCGCCCAGCGCGGCCTACGAGGTGATCCATGACAATCCTTGGTGATACAATCGAACCCGAAGAAGCTCCAGATTTCAATCCTGGAGGCGGCCCGGTCCAATGCGATGTGCCGGCCGAGGAGCCGGAAACAACCGAAGACGAAGATGAAGAATCGGCGTGACCAGCAACAAAAGAACATTGCGCAGGCGCGCGAGGAGGAGCGGGGGATGCTGAATCCGTTCAAACTTTTGGCAATTTACAGCGACCTCAATAAGATTGAGGCCGTAGCAAAGGAGAAGGCGAACATGCAGGTACAGGTTCCGCAGTTAGTGACGCTGCTGGTGAGTTTGTCGGCGACCATTGGTCTGCCGACGTTGGTGATGAGCTGGGTGCATACGCACACCGGCGTGTATCTGGCGATTGTGGCGGCGGCGATTGTATTGCATGCGCTGATGCCGTCGATTTTTGCAGCGCCGAGCGCGGCGGATACGCAGGCGACGGGGCTGAACAAGGTAGGAGTGATTCTGTTGATGATCGGCCTGGGCGCGCTGTGCGCGGGCCAGTTGCATGCGCAGACGACGCCGACGCCGACGCCGACGCCGACGCCGACCGGCATTACGTTCACTGGCAGTTCGGCGGCAATTGCGCTGCACCACAACGGCAGTTGGGGCACGGGCAACCTGACGACTGAATCGCTGGATTTCATGGATTTCGGAAAAACGAAGTCTCAGCATCTATTTATCGAAGGGAAGGAACTGATCGCATCGAGCGCTGGTTTTAATGTGTATGCCGGCGGCGTGACGATTCAGCCCGATCTGACAAAGCTGCTGGCCAAGACGAATGTGACGCCTGCGAATTTGAGCGTTGCTTTCAACTTTGACGGCGGCGCGGGAATTCCAACTGCGGGTAATTCGCATATCGCGTTTCTCGCCGGCGGCCAGGTGCAATACAAGGCGACTTCGTCTTTGAGTTGGAACGCGCTCCAGGTCCAATGGCTGCGGTATGGATCGGTGAATGCGCCGGTAATCAGCAGTGGGCTATCGTTCATCTTCAAACATAACTGAAGAAAGGAGAAGGATCGCCAGAGCAAGAATGCCCCTCCTGGAGGCAATGCCGGCAGGGGCATTCTGTTTGTGCGGAAAATCGCTTGACAATATCATATATCGGTGTACTATAGCAGGATATGGCTAAAAATCCTCATGCAGTAGCACTCTCTAAGCTGGCCGCCAAAGCGCGCGCCGGGAAACCCATCACGCAAGCGCAAATTACAGCGCGGAGAGCAAATGCCGCCAAAGCTACAGCAGCGCGCCTCGCTAAGCGCAAAATGTGGAAATAAATGTGGGAATCTCTGTAAGTAGATGATTTTATTGATTCATTTTTCTCTTGACGCATACCCCGGTATACGTCACTATTGAATCGAAAGGAGCAGCATGGCAAAGCCCACCGAACAAATCGCCGCCGATTTCAAATCGACTCT